GGATCATCTTCTGCAGCAAGAAAATCAGCTTCAGTAGGAACTTGGTACGGAGGTAACATTCCAGGTACATCAACTTCAGCAGGTAACTTCTCAACTAATGGTTCTCCAAGTGCAACTCCGGCAGGTACGGGGGCTACGGCAATTGCTGGTGGAACTAATAGAACTTTTACAGAAGCACTATTAAAAACAGGATTAAAAAAATGTTATGAGCTTGGTGGAAATCCAGACGTTGTAATGATGTCTGCTTCTCACAAGCAATTAGCTTCTGCTTTTTCTGGTGTTGCTACACTATACAAAAACGCTGATGATAAAACTGTCATTGGTGCAGTGGATGTATATGTATCTGATTTTGGCGAAGTATCATTTGTTCCAAACAGACATCAACAAGCTAATAGAGTTGATATTTTGGAAATGGATAAGTGGGAAATTGCTTATCTTAGACCATTCCAAACTAAAGACTTAGCATCTTCTGGTGATAACGAAAAAAGACTACTCTTAGCTGAGTGGACTTTGGTAGCTAGATCGCCAAATGCTAACTTTGGTATTTTTAACCTAACTGCATAATTTTTGTAGAAAGGGATAGGGAGGGGATTATCCCCTCCTTATTTTAACTTTAACTTACGAGGTACTTACAATGCGTGGAATGAAAAAATCAAAAAAAATGAAAAAATCTTCTGGTGTTTTTAACGAAGATAAAAAAAGCAAAAAAACTAAAAAGAAAAAGAAAAAATAATGTCAAAGAAAATTTGGATTGATGACAAAAATAGCGACTCAGTTATCAAAACAAAAATGCACATTGACGAGTCGGAAAATAAATATCATTTTGAAGATGTGCAAGACGTTCAACCAATATTAGAACGTAATAAATTTGAAGCAAAAAACGATTTATATAAAGTTCGTGGAATGCAAGATGCAAAAATGTATAAAGTAGCATCTATTCCATTAATCGTTGTTCAGCAACTTGCTCAAAAAGGCATCATGTCAAACGCTGGAAGAATAATAGACAAAGATCGTTTTAAAAAATGGTTAAACGATCCAGAAAACAAACATTTTAGAGTGTATCAAGGAAATGTATAATGGCTTTAGACACATACGCAAATTTAAAAACAGAAATAGCAAATTATCTAAACAGAAGTGATTTAACTGAACATTTAGATACTTTTATTGATTTAGCAGAAGCTAGACATTCCAGAGATTTGCGAGTGCGTGAAATGGAAACAATAGACACGTCAATAACAACTGTTGCTGGAACACAAAGTTATAATTTACCAACTGGTTATTTGGAAATGCGTTATGTGTTATTTCAATCTAGTCCATTTACTCAATTAAATTATACTGCGCCTGCAGATTTTTTTAGAGTACATAATGTTGGAGCAGGAACTGGGGCCCCATCTAATTATACAATAGTTGGAGATAAATTATTTTTAGGAAAAACTCCTGATAGTGCAACAACATTAGAATTAGGTT